GTACTCGGCCACGTTTCCGGACAGGTAGCGGTTGTCGTGCTTGGACTGGGCGTGGCAGTTGTTCTCGTCGAAGCGAAGGTGCGGCGCCGCGCCCCTGCTGCGGAAATGTCCGGCGTCGACCGCATTCCCATTCCAGTCCAGTGGCCGGCCACTGGATATGCAGGCATACCCCGCCAGGCGGTCCCGCTCGCGGATGTAGGCATTGAACGCGGCTTGGGCCTCCCGTAGGTGCTCCCCCTTCGTTTTCAGCTTCTCACGGCGCTCCTGGAGGTCCTGACGCTTCTGCTTGGTGATGGCCTTGGCCGCGACTTTCTGGAGCTTCGGGTCTTTGGCCATAGCCAGGGCGCAGGCCGGGCTGCATACCTTCTGCGTGGATAGCATTGGCTTGAAGCGCTGGCCGCACCCCGGCGCCTTGCACTTCTTCGGCTTAATCTCGGCTACGCGCATGGCTCGGCCTCCTTGGCTTTCTGCTGCTCGGGGGCGAAGTCGCCGCGCAGGGGCATGAGATGCCTGGGCTCATGGATACCGAAGTCGAAGCTCACAGTCTCGCCGTCGATTACGGCCGCCAGTCCTTCCCCGCTGATTGTCCAGCAGGGAACGTCGTCCTGCCGGTACATGCGCCCGTTCGGCGCCAGATAGATATCGCCAGGCTCAACGTACTCGCGCAGCTCTCCGTGCTTTCCGATGTTCTCGGTCAGCGAGTTGGCTCCCACGATGACCACAAGGTCGCCCGGCTTGAATTGATGGCTCATCAGTAACGCCCCTCCCACAAATCCTTCTGGCTCCACCGCACCTGGTGCTCGGCGCCGAACGCCTGAATCCACTCCAGCAGGCTCGCACACTGCTTCACGCTGAGCTGGCTGGTGCGCTCGTACACGACGTCGAAGCCGTTGCCGTCCACCGCTGGTATCAGCTGGGGCTGTTCGCCGCTCTCACGCAGCCAGGCGGCTGTCAGGAGGCGCTTCCAGATCAGGACGTCCCATTTCTTGCCGGCGTGCTCGACCTGCTTGGCGATATCGCTCAAGCACGCGTGCAGTTTCTTGTTCTGCTCGCCGCTTCGGTCCTGGTCCTTGATGACGATCTTCTTAGGCCTGGTGAAATCCTGGGCCTGGAGCACACCCATCAGGCGGTTGGCGTCGGCCATGCTGTGCATCAAGAAGTCAGTCATGGCTGGCCTCCCTGAAACATCAACAACAGGCAGAGAATGATGAATGCAGTACCTAAAACGCTGCTCATTGGTTCGCCTCCTTGGCCATGGCCGCGTCGATGTTTTCATCCATCACCTCAAGCGAGGTCCAAGCCCTCACCCGACGCTGGTCTTGCCACGGTTCGCGCAGCCACCGGTACCGCGCGGCATCCTTGCGCAGCGCCTCGCAGTCAGCACGCAGGCTTTGGATTGCACGGAAATTGGCGCCATCGCGCAGTGCCTCGTTCTCGGCCTTGAGCTGGTCGCGCTCGCGCTGCACCTCCTGACGCCGCTCTACCTCTCGCGCCCAGTCCCTGCACTCGTTGCCAGCCTCGCGCCATGCCTGCTCGATCTCCGCGAGCAGGGCGAGAATGGTGGCTGGGCTCGTAGCTTCCATGAACTGGTCCCATGCCTGCTCGTTCTCGCAATCATCTGTCGCCTCGGCCAGCGCCTTCAGCTTCTGTTTGTCGATGTTCATCCCCGCACCTCACACGCCGGCCAGATCAGTTGAGCCTCACGCAGCGCGCCGGCTTGATCCAAGCTCTGCTCCATCAGCACCATCTGGAAGGCCTTGGTGCCTACGATTACGGTCCATACGCGCTTCATGGGGTCACCTTCAGGCCCTGGGCCTCGATAGCTTGTCGGCAGTACCGAATTGCCTGCTTCCAGTCCGGATGGGCGCCGGGCTGCTGAGGCAGGTCCACCACCACGGCCTCGCGGGAGGCCTGCCAGCCCCACCATGCAGCCTGTTCAAACGGGTCGACGTAGTCACCGTTGTTCTTATTACGGCGCAGGATTGGCTTTGCGAACCCGTACTCTGCCGCCTGCTTGGTCAGTGCCGCTTCGAACTCTGCGCGCATCTTGTTGTTGTCCATCAGTGCTTCTCCCAAGGCAGGAAAATCGCTTCGCAGATGAGTGCAATCTCGGAAAAGTCGCGGCGGTTTTGCCAGAGCACCGCCGCTGCGAAAATCAGCGGTGTCAGCGGCAACAGCACCAACAGGAAAATCCGGGTCAGCCACGGATAGCGGAGCATCCACGGCTTGATGCCGCGAGGTTTGAACTTGCGCATCACATGCCCTCCCCGGCCGGCTGCCCGGCGCGCTTGATGTTCAACTTGGCCAGCAGGTGTGCACGGCATGCGGCGGCGCTGGTTGGGATCTGCTGGAATTCCAGAAGGCGGGCCTGCTTCTGGGTGGCGTACTCGTCGGCCAGCTGTGCGGCGCTCTTCTGGCTGTCATGGCCGATGCCGGTGGCGATGTCACCCAGTGGCTCGCCGGCGACCAGCATGCGAATGGTGATGTCGTAGGCCCGAGCGAATACCTTCTCGGCCCGCTCCACCTCCATCGATCCCAAGTTCTGCGCTTCGCACTGCAAGGCCGCGTGGCGCACCGCTGCGTGCGTCCAAACTCGTGACCCTGCCCTGCTGGGGTGGAAATTCTCCAGCGCCTCTGCCAGGGCCCGCGCAAGCGGCGGAATGCCCATCTCTTCCGGAGTCGGCTGGCACAGCCTGATGAACTTGCCGCTGCTCGGGGCGAAGTCGGTACCCAGCACCCGGCACTTCTGGATACCGAAGCGGATCTGCTCCAGGGTGTTGATGCCCGCGGCGACGAAGGACTTGATCCAGCTGCGCTTGGCAGCCTTCAGCGCGTCATCGTCCGGCCAAGCCTGCTTCCACGCTGGGAAGATGGCTTGCAGCTCCTTGAACAGGGCGTTGACCACTTCGGTGGTGCCAGGGTCGAGCTGCTTGGCCGGGGCCTGCACCTCGGCTGGCAGGTTGCGGGCCGTGGCCATGATCTGCGTGACGCTGCGCAGTTCCGGTTGTGCGGTCATAGGTCACCTAAGTCGTCAGCCCAGGACGTGTCGCTGAAATCCGGTCCATTGGCCTGGCGCTTCACTGGGAACGGGCGAACATTGCTCGCGGTAGCCATGTCGCGCTTCACCCACTTGACCAGCAGGCTCACCCACGAGGCTTGCGTCTCGCAGCGACCAGATGCCGAGTAGTGGCAGACGAAAGCGGCGGTGGCTTCTTCGGTGAACAGGTCGACAGGGATGCCCATGCGCTTGGCGTAGGCCTTCAGCAGCTTTTCGTCGGGCCTCCACTCAAGGTCCATCTCGGTCGGCAGCTTTGGGTCAGCGCCGGATTCCTCGCCCGCGCGTTGTGTGTTGTGTTCTTCCCTTCCATTCCCTTCCCTTCCGGGGTCAACCGGTCGACGACCAGTCGGAGACTCCTCGGCGAATTGTCGACGACCACTCTCCGACTCATCGTCGATTTCTGCCGGCGGCGCTGGGTACTTGAAGTTCTTTTTCTCGATCTTCTGGTGCTTCCAGCCGCAGACGTGCAGGTAGTTTTTACCCGCGACCCAGTAGCTTATGGTCAGCTCGGCGCCCTCCAGCTCGCCCAGCAGAGCGCTCACCTGATCGGTGGTGATGTCGTCGCCAGGGAAGACCAGGGCTTTGATGGTGCGTGGGGCCAGCGGATGATTGCCGCCGTCGTCGCAGAAGTTCCAGATACCGATGAACAGCAGGCGCGCCAGCGGGCTGCAGGACATGACCTGCTCGCTCGACCAGAACTCGGGTTTGACAGTACGGATGCGAGCCATCATTGGGCCTCCTTGGTGTTCTGTGCGGCGGTGTAGCGCTCGGCCATGCCGTGAAGGTGCTTGAGGGGCTCGGGGTCAGTGAATCGAGACTCGCACGCGTACTCGGCAAGCTCAGCGCGCAGGGCGCCGAACTCGATACCCTCGTCTGGCGGCATGCCGTAAGGACCAAGCCTCAAGGTCATATCGAGCCAGACGAAAGCGTGATGGCATGCGCCGCAACGCTTGAAGCTGAAACCCTGGCCTTCAGATGCGCCGGAAATGAGCATGTAGCGCTCGCCAGTAGGGATGAATCCCTTGCACTCGCTGCAGTCGTGCTGCTTCCTGGCCTTGACGCTTTTTTGGGTGACGAAATCGCTCATGCTGCACCCCGCACGGCCTTGTCGTGGGTGTGCAGGCCGTCCCAGTTCTTCTTCATGGGCAGCTCGCCGGCCAGGTACAGCTCGTACAGGCGTACGGCGCCCTTGCGCAGCAGGATCGGCGTGTAGCTGATGAACGCCTCTTTCCCGTGCGGAGTGATCTCCTGCTGGTGCTCGGTCATGTACTTGTCGCGGGCGTAGGCGGCGACACGGTAGCGCGTGCCGCTGCTGCCCTCGGTGTAGAGCCAGTTCTTTGCCTTGAGGAAGGCGTTCACCTGCATGACGTTGACCCCATTGAGGCCCTTGCAGAACTGGACCGGGCTCATGCCCTCCTTGAACAGATTCTCGAGGTGGTCGATCTTCTTGGCCTGGGCCTCGACCTGGACGGTAAGCAGGACGCGGGCTTTCTCCGACTCCAAGGCCATCTGGAGGATTTCCAGCTTGCTGAGGTCGGCGGGTGCTGCCGGCTTGGATTCGAGTGCTGACATGCGATCGAAAACCTTGGCCTGCAGTTCGTAGCTGTACGACATTGCCATCAGGCACGCTTCCCGCTTCGGGAAGGAATAGCCGCGACGAGCGCGTCCATAGCCGTCGGGTAGATCGGCTGAAAAATCAGCCGATGTCGAGCCCAGCACTTCCGGCACCTTGGCGAGCAAGTTCTTGTGCATCAGCTTCGGATATCCCTCGCAAGGGAAGCTCATGCCGGCGGCGTAAGCCTTGGCCTTCCTGTCGTCATTGATGAAGTCGACGAGCTCAAGGCTGGTCATCATCGGCGCCACGAAATCGTGGTTCTCATTTTGTGGCGCGGGCCGGATGAGGGCCTGTACACTTGGGGTCTGTGGATGCATAATCGGTCTCACTTTTATGCGTTGCAGAGAGCCGGGGTGCCACCCGGCTTTTTTGTGCCCGAAATTCGGGCTTATCAGGGCCTGTTCAGGCCTTGCGCTGGAACGGCGTAACCGTCCCCCTCGCGTTTCGAGGTTTCGTTCGGCTGGCCAGCTCTCGATCAATCAGCTCGGCTGCTAGCGCTTCCGGGGTGATGCCCCGCTTCCGCGCCTCTCGCTCGAGCAAATCCATCGATCCCGGGTCCAGACCGAATTGTTCGGTCGGCATAGGGCCTCCTCGCGGCCTTCAGGCTGCGGTTTGATCGCCGGTATTCTCCGAAGCCAGCGCAGCCAGCTGCGCTTCCAGCAGTTCGCGGCACAGCACGGCACGCTGGGTGCGGTGATACGCGGCCAGCGCCTGTATCAGGTTGAATGTGTCCTCATCGACCCGGACCTTGATCTCGCGGTCATGCAGGTGCTTGGGGTTGGCGTACATACGGGCTACTGCTCCTTGCAGGTTGGTGAGTGTTAGGCGGCGGACTTCTGGGACGGAAATGGGCGCTGCTCTTGCGCAGTCACCGATCCGTCGTCGCAGACAGTCACGTAAACATCGCGGCCGACGCGGATGGCTTTGCTCAAGCCGCCCTGGGTGCAGCCGAGCATCTGAGCGGCCCGGGTATGGCCGTGCTCTTTTGCAAATTCGGAAAGCGTGATGCGGCGCATAGCGACGTCCTCAACAGTGGTTCTACGGACTCAGTATGACCGGCGGTATTGTTGTTCGTCAATACCGCCGCTATTGGTGTCATCAATACCGGTGGTCATATCATTCGCAGATGACGAAAAACTCTCGAAAGGTTCCGCTTGCAGATTGGCAAGTGGAGGACAGTAAGCGCCTCAAAGCGCTATACCAACAGAGGCGTGCCGAGCTTGGTTTAACGCAAGATCGTATTGCGGCCGACCTCGGCGAGGGAGTAACTCAAGGAGCCGTAAGCCACTTCATGAATGGCCGTACCGCCCTCAGTCTCCGTGCGGCTGCGGTTTTTGCTAAGGCATTGAACGTTCATGTTTCCGAAATCAGTCCAACCCTTGCTGAGCAGCTGGAGAAGATGCTCGTCGTGCCATGGGTTGCCGACTTGGCTAGCGCACCGGCACATCAAGAAAACGAAGCGTCTCGACGTTCCGCCGACACGCCTCTACCGGATGGCTCAGACCATAATGAACTTGATGGCAAATATGCTTACGTCCCCCAGTACGACGCCAAGGCTGCGGCCGGCCTGGGCAGTGAGAACCCGCATGTTGAAGTCCACTCGACGCTGGCGTTCAAACGCGATTGGCTGAAGGCCAAGGGCGCAAAGACCGAAAATCTGGCCGTTATCTATGCCGAGGGCGAGAGCATGTGGCCGACCATCAATGATGGTGACGTGCTGCTGGTGGACAGGTCACGAATCGAGCCCGCTGACGGCCAGGTGTTCGTCCTGGCTGGCTCAGACGGTGCGATCGTGAAGCGTCTGGTGCAGGGGCCGCTTGGTCAGTGGGTACTGCGCAGCGACAACGATGACAAGGAAGAGTACCCAGATCGTTACCACCTGTGCAGCAATGCGAATGAGCACCGAATCATCGGCAAGGTGATCTGGCGAGGCGGAGATTTGTAGAAAATCCTGCCGGTCATCGGTTTCGATGGATCTGACCTTGAACCAGTGGAATTTTGGTTCGTCACCTCTATATTGATCTCACGCGCCACGAAACGACGAAATGACATTTCGTGGCGCCGGGAGGCAATTGACTATTTTTTTTCACGGACGATAATCGCTTTCCGATTTTGGCTTCGTGCCATCGTCAAAAATGGAGTTCCCCATGTCACTCAGCGTGAATGCGTCGGCCTCTGCCCTGTTTGTAGCCGCTTTCGCTTTGATCAGCGATTACAGCTCACTCACAGAGCAGGTCAGTAAGCAGCCTACAGAGCAGGTTGCGGAGCATTCTGAAGAGGTTGTTCGCTTGAGAAGCGTCATCAGTGATCTCACCAAGGGCTGGTCCGAGCTTGATGAGCAGTACTCGCGAAATGTATCTCGCCTTGCGACAGCGATTTCGCTCGATGACGAGCGATTCCGTCGCAACATGCAGCTACTCAAGGCCACCAGGCAGCTTGAGGAAGCCCTGAAAGAAACCCCGATCCCTGCAATTCTGGCCAAGGAACATAACCAATTCCGCAGGTCGGTTGCGCGCGTCCGCAGTCGCATGGCGACGATGGACATGATGTATCGGCAATACTTCGTGAAACCGGACGAATTTCCTACCAGCCTGCGATCCGCTGATCTGATCGAGTTGGCCAACCACACGACCAAGCGGATCTCCCAGATCGCCTAAGGCTAGGAATGCCAATCGAGATTGAATTTCACCCAAGGACGTTCCAAGAATTCTTCCTTCCCGTGGATCAGAAATTTCCCGGCTTATCGGACACGTTGAAGCGCGAATTCGGCATTTATATCGAGTCCAACAGGCTAAAACTGCCCAGCATTTTTGGTAGAGACGCACCGTATACTCAACCGTCCCAGGCTTTGGATGCGTGCCTCATGCACATTCATGTGCGAATCCCTCCTGCCAAATTCCGCAGGGATACTCCTCAACGCGATCGGGTTTGCCGCAAAGGGAGGCCAGGCGAGGACGCAGCTCTTGTCTATGTTCAGGGTGAATTGTTCGAAGACAGGTATCTGATCCTCGCCTTCTTCTGGCCGGACGCTCACACGAAGGCTAGAGACAAAGAGGTTATGAAATACCTGTCTAGGTCGGCGCTGGAGTGGCGGAATAACAATTAATCAAGATGCTATCGCCAGAAAATAGAGCCTGCCACCGAGCAGGCTTTTTCACGTCCTCGTGATGGCGAATTGCCGTAGTGATAGCATGGCGGATCATTTACCTGGGAGGGATGCCCATGCGGGGCTTTGGAATTCTGGCGTTGATCGTAGGCTTGATTGCTGTGGTCGGCGCAATGGCTATGGATGTGTCTGTTTCAACTGGAATGGGTCGAAGGGTTAACAACATCGGCCTCATGGCCCAGCAGCAAAACTACCTGATCATAGGGGCGCTGATAGCACTGGCTGGCCTGCTGATGACGATTTTCGGCGGCAAGAAGAAGCTGAGCAGCGAGCAGATCGCGAGCATCATGGAAGCAAAAGACTCGAGGCCCTGCCCTTTCTGTGCTGAGCCAATCAAGCACGCGGCGATCAAATGCAAGCACTGCCAAGCCGACGTTCCGGCAGTAGAGCGACAGGCGCCATCCAAGGGGTGGACTGTGCGCGTCCCTTGTCGACCTGGTGATGAGTTTTCGACGACGCGGGACAACCTTAAAGCAGACGATTTGCCCGTAGGGAAGTCCGAAGACCCTATCGTTGTGATCGGACCATACGACTTGAAGGTCGCTGCAGTTGATGTGCTGCGCATCCTGCACGAGCGGCATTCCATCTTTGGCGAGCTGCACTACGACGACGGCCGCTGAGCCGATATCAGCAGAAACCCATAGGCCCGCCGCGTGCGGGCTTTTTTGTGGGCGGAAGAAAAATATGACCGGAGGTATTGACCGTATGAAATACCGGCGGTATTGTTCATTCCATCGAGACGGTTCAGCCCCTCGACAGGCCCTCAAGCCGACCGCTCTTTAACAACCAAGACCGCCGAGCCTGCAGGCATAGCAGGCCATCATCCCCGCAGGGCTCTGGTGCGATCAGGTGTGCCGCAATAGCGCGGCATCCAAGCGGCGCGCATGCCTCGACAGATGCAGGAAGCGCGATACCGGGTGAGCGACCGGGGCCTGAGAGAGAACAGATTTCACTGGCTGGCCTTGGCGACAGGGCCAGACGGGAAATCAACACAAAGCGGAGCAATTCAAGATGACCACGATTATCCAAGACCGCTTCGATAGCGGTGCCCGCGTGAGCCTGGAGATGGACAAGAACGAAGGCGAGCTTTTCGTCTTTCACTGCCCGGCAGGTCAAGGCTGCAAGGTCAGCAAATGGCCTCTGGATAGCTACCACATGCCAATCGCGATGGCTCATTACGAGCAATGCATGGAACAGGAGCGTGCCGCGTTCGAAGCCTGCTCCACGTCAGCCTGACGTTAACTGCCCGATGCCCTGCTCCCCATCGCAGGCTGCATCGGAGTGTGATCTGAATGCGCAGGCTGATGCGCAGCGACGCAGGCTCACAAGTGCGGCGCCGGCGGGCGAAAGCTGACCGGCTCGGTAGAACCTGACACTTCTCACGCAAGCCGGAGATCAGCACCGGCCAGATCACACCCCGATGCAGTTTTCATCGATTTAAAGCGCATCACCGTGAGCCTTATGCGACGTAATGCTCACGACCATCAACTTAATCGACATTCACCGCAGGCGAATCCGGGGCCTACCCGGCCAGACCAGATGCATGTGAGGTAGCGCTCACCGCCTGCACCAAAGCACTGAGCTGATCAGTGAGGCCACCCCGCCATGGGTGGCCTGTTCTCCAGCCCTAATCCCGGCGGGCATCAGCAACGGGAAACGCTCGATGTTGGTAGCGTCGAGCGCGGCATCCGCTGTTCCACCAGCGGCTCTCAATCACCAGCCTGCAGTGAGCCACAAGCAGGCCCGATGTTCCTTTAGCGGGGTTCATCGGAAAGCGCATGGAATCGTCCGGATCAAATGTCGTTACCGGCCATGCGCTTCCCGATGCATCCCGCATCCCCTTCCCTTCACATCGACCGCATTGGCGGGCACCAGGCTGGCTTTTCACGCCCAGTTTGGTCACTGCGCCTGGTGCCCGACCAATGCGGTCCTGAGGACTTCGCAATGTGCGATTGCAGACAGAAATTCGAGCAAGCCGCAGTAGAGCGGTACCCGGAAATCACCGGCGCCAAGGCCACCTTGCAGGGCTACATGCTCATCCCGGCAGGCCGCCAGTACGCGGAATGCGAAATCGTCGGAACCCGAACCACCGCCAAAGGCAAGGAAGTCAAAGCCAAGGCCACCATCAACGTGCTTGGCAACTACTGCATGTTCTGCGGCGAGAAACACCCGGAGGCAGCATGAGCAAAGACACAGGCGGTCCAGCGTTCCCGGTTTCGTACGATCACCAGACTTTCGAACCATCCCACGTAGATGAGGCCAAGCGGCTTATGTCAGGCATGACCCTGCGCGACTACTTCGCGGCCAAGTGCGTCGCGGCGATGGTTTCCACTATCAGCGATGAAGACGGTTATGGTCGAGCCGTGCATCACGCTAGCTCAAAAGGCCTGAATGTTAGCCAGTGGTTTTCGCGGGAGTCTTACAAGCAGGCAGACGCAATGATATCCGAGCGCGCTCAGGCCTCGAGCGGGTGGATCAAGTGCGAGGACGCCAAGCCAGCTGATGGCCAAACCGTTGTCGTGTGGCGCAAATGGCCGAACTGGAACTGCTTCGCTGCCGAGGTGGACTGTTGGCAGGCGGATTCGAGCGATGCCGAAGGCGGCGCCTGGTGCGAAGCCGAAGAATCCTGCCAGCACATCGAAACCTGCGCTGACGGACCCGGCGAAGTCCAGCGGCCAATAACCACTCACTGGCACCCGCTGCCAGCCGACCCCACCGAGTAACCCACCACCTGGAGGCGACCATGGGCGCACTTCGAGCAGCACAATGGCAGTACGACAACCAGTTGCCGCCGGCGGTGAGTGACGATGACATCGCGCAGGCCGAGTGGATTGAGCGGTGCTCCGCCGAGCTCGTATCGGGCTACCGGATCAGCTGGGGTTATCGCGGCGAGCGCGGCGAGTTCACGCAGGCTGACTTCGCCCGGGCGGTTCAGGACCACCTGAACAATCGCCAGATCGACGGCCTGGACCAGAAGGACGCGTTTGGACAGCTGGTCATGGCCGGCCTTGGCACTGGCAGCAAGGGCTTCATCATGGAGCTCTGCACCTACTTGGTGGGTGGCCCCAAGGTACTCAAGGAGATCGCCGCCGACCTGATACGCCCGGTAGCCGCGAAGGCTGTCGCCGCCGAGCAGGAGCGCGAGCGCGACATTCAGGAGTGCGGATTTTGAACAGCGCCGAGCAGATGCACGCCCTGGCGATCGGCGAGGTGATGTCCCAGCTTCGCCAGCTGGCCAAGTCGCCTACCCCTGTACCGGACCAGACCTTCGTCCTCGGCATGCTCGAAGGCTTCGAGAAGATCGGCGTGTTCGATCAACCGACGCTGAGCAGCATCCGCGACAAGGTCTTCGTCACCACCACTCAACGCGTTGAGCAACTGAGGGAATCAGCATGACCACGCCACTGATCACCACGCTCATTGACGAGCAGGTCTCCGAACTGCCGGAGGCCCAGGCCATGCCGGAAGGCCGAATCCTGATGCTGTTCAAAGGCCCGACCCTGTGGGATGCCAAGCAGGCGGCCAAAGAGTCGTTCATCGAAAACCCCGAAGCCTGGCACTGCCGCTCCTATCTCTGCGGTGAATGGACTGTCGGCTATCAGGTGCGCACATGAGGGACATCGATCGCGCCGTAGAAATCGGATGGCAGGCTGAAAGCGCCGAGCGCCGGGCAAAGAACCGCCAGAGCAGTGCTGAAATGCTCGCCGAGCGCGGCATCCAGTTCGAAACCAAGAACATGGGGGCGCATTTGGTCGTTTCGCACGACGGCAAAGTCGCCGACTTCTGGCCTGGCACCGGCAAGTACATCCCGCGCGGCGGCGGAAGACCTGGGCGAGGCGTCTTCAATCTGCTGAAGCTGCTTGGTGTAAAGCCATGACCAGTTACCAACGTGCACGCCGCTACGCCGCATGGCGAGGTTCCTTCTCCATGCTCTTCGCCTGCACCTTCTTCATGCTCGCCAGCGCCCTTGCTGGCTGCATTACCTCCTGACGCAAGACGCCCGAGTACGGCGGGCCCCTTCGGGGGATAACCGTGCCCTCAAGGGAGCGTAAGCCGGCAAGAGCGCGCAACCATCACCGGCAGCCAGGGCGTTCGGCCTTACATCACGGGCGTGACCTGGCATTTCCCCTATTCCAACTGACGGCGCCGGCCTGGCGCGAGGTGTACCAATGTCCGCACAACAGCAACTGATCAAGATCGAAGAGATCAGCGAGGCTAACGCCCCGGCCATCTACGTGGCCGGCGGCCTGCAGCAATTCATCAACCTGGTGAAGGGTGAGATCGAAGGCGAAGTGCCTGATCTGACCACTCGGAAGGGCCGCGAGCGCATCGCCAGCCTGGCCGCCAAGGTCAGCAAGTCGAAGACCGCTGTCGAAAAGCCTGGGCGCGACTACCTGCGCCGGCTCAAGGAAATGCCCAAGGTGGTCGAGGCCGAGCTGCGCGACTTTGTGACCAAGATGGACACCCTGCGGGATGAAACGCGTCGCCCGCTCACCGAGTGGGAGGACGCCGAAGAGGCCCGCATTGATCGCCACAACGACCGTCTTAACTGGCTGAAAACACTGGCCGACGACCTGGGCGAACTGAACTCCCTGCAACTCAAAGGCCTGATTGCCGAAGCCGAAGGCATGCAGCTTGGCGCCCACTGGGAGGAATTCGAGGCGGAAGCGGCCAACACCAAAGACAAGGTCTTGACCACCCTGCGGGCAGCGCTTCAGAAGCGCGAGCAGTTCGAAGCCGAGCAGGCCGAACTTGCCCGCCTGCGCCGCGAAGCAGAAGAGCGCGCCGAGCAGGACCGCATTCGGGCAGCCCAGGAGGCCGCTGTCGAGGATGAACGTCAGCGCGTGGCACAGCAGCAACAAGCCGAGCGCGAAGCTGCAGCA